ATTGCCTACTTACCGCAAATGATTGACTAAGACCTTGATAATTACCAAACACTTCCTGCGATACTAAGTTCGATCCAGGAAGAACTGCTTCAGTTGCATAAAATCCAAAATCATATCCATTTTCAGAAACGCCATAGGGGGGTGCGATTAAATTACCGATATAACCAAGGAGTCCCCCAGTAGCTGCAGCAGTGCCCCATCTAACTGCCACTTTGTATTGATTGGTCAGCGAAAGGCTGCCCATAATTCTCATTACATTGTCACTATTGTAATATAAGTTATTCTCCCCAGCGTTATTTAATCCAGACTTTGCCACAATAAATACGAATAGTATTCCCTAATATATGTATATGAGTTATCGTGGCGTCTTTAAACCTTTGAACATTTCTAAGTACAAAGGTGATCCCACGAATATCGTTTACAGATCATTGTGGGAAAGAAAATTTATGAAGTACTGTGATGAAAATAAAAACGTCCTTAAATGGAACTCTGAAGAAATTATCATTCCCTATGTTTCTCCTCTGGATGGCAGAGTGCATAGATACTTTCCAGACTTTTATGTTAAATACAGGAACAGTAAGGGTGAGATTGTTGAAAGTTTGATAGAAGTTAAACCAAAGAGTCAAGTTAAAGGTCCAAAAGTACAAAAAAGAAAAACTAAAAAGTATATTACTGAAGTTACCCAGTTTGCAAAGAATCAAGCAAAATGGAAAGCAGCGATGGAATATTGTAAAGACCGTCGCTGGGAATGGAAAATTTTAACCGAAGATGATCTAGGTGTGTAATGGCAGATTTAAGTAGATTTACGTTTGATCAATTAAGATCTCTCGGTTCTAGATATAGAATTGCAAGATATTCTAGATTATCCAAAGCAGAACTAATTCGCCAACTTGAAGCAACTGGTGAATTTAGTGATAGTGGTTATACAACGATCTTTGAAAAGATTAAAGCAAAAACTGCGGGAAAACCAAAAACAAGAGAGTGGTATCAGCAAAATCTCACGCAAGAAATTGCTGAAATTTATGGCGATACCTCAATGTTCGATCAGGAGCAGGGTGATCAGGGAGCAAGAGTTGATAAGAACAGAATCATTCCACCAATTCCAGATAATCTAACATTCTTCAGATATAGAGCAAAAACTGCCAGAAATCTACCGTATTATGATAAGTATCCACTTTGCTACATCCTTAGTATTGGTAATGGATATTTTTACGGTATTAATCTCCACTATTTCAGTCCCACAAGCAGAATTGGTATTGCAATTGAATTAAAGGAGAAGCAGATCCCTCAACTTCCCAAAGGAGTGCATAAATACTTGATATCAGAACTGAGAAGTCCTATTTTGGGTTTGGCGCAGGAAGAATGGGATACCGCATCTCTACTCCCTGTTGAAGAATTTGTAAGAAACCTAGGTGGGGTCGAAATTCCAATCAAACCAACCACAGTCTATAGAAATTAATGGCGACTAAATTTAGCAATATAAAATATACAGCATCTATCACTGGTGTTGATACCTTGAATCAAAACAGGAGTTTCTCTATAAACTGGGATGCTGATTATGGTGCTGCTTCAGAAGGTAAGAGTAAAACATTAGGGGCAGTAGTTGCTATTACGGAACTTCGCTGCGGATCGGGTGCTGGTACAGTTCCCACCAATGGTTTGTGTCCTCCTGGAGCACAATTAAAATTTGTACCGATAAAATCTGACGATCCTGATTGGCAGTCCATCACTTCATCTACCCAATTTCAGGCGGAAAATAAAAAAGTTTTAGCACGTTTAAAAGAAGGTAAAGTTCCTGGAGTTCCAGCAATTTCAGACGAAAACTGGGACAAATATAGAGGTACTGGTGTAGCAAGTTCTAAGCAAATTAAAGAACAGGAAGAAATTAACCCCACTATTACTGAAGGTACTCCAGCATTCCCTGAGGTAGAGAGTACTTCACCAAATGGTGAACCCCTTAGTTCTTCAGATACGCTAGTTGATCTAATCAGTCAAATCTCAAATGCTGGTGCATTGTCTGCCAACAGTCAAAAATTACAGATTTTTGCACGTACTAAAGACACATATCTTCAATATCCCAAAGATGCCAATTATCGCAAACCAGGTGCAACCAGTGGCACCTTTCAAGATTCTATGAGATTTACTCAGTTTACTTATAGACCATCACAAGAAAATCTGTTTAGAAAAAATTTAAATAATATTGCAGTTCTTGCAACTGAAGGTTTAAAAAGAAATACCAACATCAAAGAACCAATCGGTGTTGTCCGATTGCCAATACCAAATAATCTTCAAGATAAAAAAGATGTTGGTTTTGAAGGATCTAGTGCTGATACTTTGTCACTAGGTCTATTTCAATCGGCACTTGCTGACGTAGCGGGAGCGTCTGGTGTTGTTGATCTATTTGGAAAAGCAGCACAAGGTGCTGGTGATGTTCTAAATCAACTGGGAGATCTACCTGCACCCCTAAAACTTCAGTTGTCTGCGGTAGTAGCAAAAATGCTACTCTCCAAGGTCAACGTGAACGTTGATCCAACTCAAGCAATCGCTAGAGCAACTGGTGCAATTCCCAATCCAAACCTTGAACTGCTGTTTAGTGGTCCATCTTTGAGAGCATTTCAGTTCTCCTTCAATCTAGCACCACAAGGTGCTAATGAAGCAGAAGATGTAAGAAAAATCATGAGATTTTTCAAGCAGGGTATGTCTCCTAGAAAATTGTCTGGAAAGAGCAAAGGATTCATGATCGGAACACCAAATGTATTCCGTGTAGAATACTTAAACAACAATCGAAGAATTAAATCATTGAATGCATTTAAATTATGTGCTCTAACTGCAGCAAACTTTGATTATGCTCCAACTAATCAATATGCTGCATATAATGATGCACTGGCAGAATCACAACCAGTGTCTACAATCATGACATTGACTTTCCAAGAATTGACCCCAATCTTTGACACTGATTATGCAGAAAATTCCGATGATCCATCAGTCAAAGATGGTCTTGGATCTAATACAATCACGCAAGGAGGCGATGTAGGATTCTAATGGCATACTTTACAGAGTTTTCAGATATTCAATATCCATCACCCTTCTCTGATCGTACTTCAAACAGAGATTATGTAACTGCGAAGAATATTTTTAGAAGGGCAAAAATCAGAGAGGATTTCTTTCAGAACGTCATGGTATTTGACAAGTATGAAATCACTGGGGATGAACGACCAGATCAAGTAGCAGAAGAACTATACGGCGACTCTGAACTAGATTGGGTTATACTCCTTTCCAATAACATTATCAATGTTAGAACTGAGTGGCCTATGTCACAAGCAGATCTTCAAAGATATGCAACTAATAAGTATGGTATTAATGAACTAAGTGCGACTCATCACTATGTCACTAAAGAAGTTAGAAATTCTTACAATCAGTTAATCGTTCCTGCAGGTCTAGAGGTTGATGAAGACTATTCCGTGACATATCGTGATTTTAGTGGTAATGTCACTATTTCTGGATCTACCGTCAGAGGTTCAGTAACTAACTATGAGTATGAGGTTGAAAAGAACGATGAAAAGAGGCAAATCTATGCTCTGAGAAGTTCTTATCTTGATATTGTTGAAACTGACCTCAGAGAAATCATGACATATACTGATAGTTCTCAATTCCTTGACCGTAGAACAAAAAGAGCAGAGAACCTAAGACTACTAAGTCCTAGATAATCTGCTCGCGACCCTACAGTCGATTTTTTGGCGGAAAATTTTTTCCGCTTTTTTTGTAACTAAAAGGCGAATTTACCTCAGAGATCAACTAGGTTCTGGAAGAACGCAAGGTCATCATCGTCTGAAGTCGCTGCTTCAGTCTGCTTAGGTTGAGAAGAGAAAGTTTCAGTGGCAACAGGAGCAGTTGTCTCTCGTGCTTGACGGAAGTTCTCCATCTCCTCATCAATCTCCTCAGCATCACGCTTGGGAGGTTTTGCAGTCTTCAGGACAGCATCAATGCGACCGCGAAGTTCTTCATAGGTCTTGAAGTTCTTAGCAGCAGTGAATTCTTCAAGAGAATACTGCTTCTTCCAGATTGCTTCCATTGCCTCATCGTCATCCAGCAGAGGAGCAGGACGATCAAACTCAGAACTATCGTAGTTCCAGTAACCAGCAACCTTCTTGATCTTCAGTTTGAAGTTAGCACCACCCCAGAAGTCAAAAGGATCAATGGGTTGCTCGTCTTCAAACTCAGGTTGCATTGCAGCAGAGATCTTATCAAAGATCTTCTTACCGAACTTATAGAGGAAGACTTTACCTTCGTTCTGAGGATTAGCGGTGTCCTTCACAACGTAAATGTTAGCGTAGTAGGAAAGTTTACGCTTACGCTCTCGGACAATATCTTTGTTCGATTCAACACCACTGTTCCACAGATCACGATTGTCTTCGCAGACAGGGCATTGACCACCATTGGTAGTAAGGCAGTTCTCAATGAACCAACCACCAGTGCCTTGGAACGCATGGTTCCAGACCTTTGCCCAAGGAAGGTCTTCACCTTCAGGGGCGGGAAGGAATCGAATGACTGAGTAACCGTTACCTGCTTTATCTACTTCAGGTTTCCAAAGGCGTTCATCGGCACCACCGCCGCCACCTTTGTTCAGTTTTTCGACTTCCTTAGAAAGTTTTGCCGTCAGATCGCCCAGTTTAGAACGCTTCTTAAGATCAGCAAACGACATTTGTATTCTCCGTATTAATTGGATTTGGCTTTTGTGCGCCAGACTTATTCTAGCACGGTCTATTTAGTTGTCAAGTCCTTTCGCGCAGAGTCTCAATAGTCTTAGTCATGGTTCTGAATAGGGAATTGATATCCCCATCGTGAAAACCCATCAAGACAGCAGACTCTTTGATACGCTCAAGCATCTCATCGGCGTCAGGATCTCCCTTTGCAAGTTGCAAGCGAGTGTACATGTTCATTTGTTTTTGCAAGAGTTCTTCAAGTTTATCAATGTGCTCTTCCTTCTCTTGCTTAGTCATGGAAAACAAACTTGCGATGTCAACCCACAGACTCTTCTGGATTTCATTAATCTCGTCCATCTGCTTGCGGACAATATCAGAATCGTAAAACTTACCCATTTCTTTCTTTCGATTGCCTTAAAATGTTTCGGTAAATCATAGTATCTATCTTCAAAAAAGGTGTGTATTTCTTAACCTTACTTGAGATAGTTTCCCATATTGGATCATCTAATCTCTCATCATAAAATGGGATAAAGTTTAGAAGCATGTTTAAAATAGTCAACGTCTCTAATGAGTATTGACCTCTCATGTATTTTTTAATGAAGTCTGGATGAGTTCCAGGGTTCTTGATCAAAAACTGATCTCTAAAATTTTCAGTGTCAGTTAATAAATCACAGTCTTGCTGAAACTTGTATCTCAAACTCTGCATTTTAGATGTATACTCATTGAATACATCGTGACCTGTTCTTGCAAGATTACCAATCCATACTTTAGAGGGATCATCAGATGCAATAAAGTTGGCAAGAAAAAAGTCTCGGATCTCTTGATCGTCATACTTTCTTGCCAACTTTATGAAAAAATATTTGTCCTTTCGTTTCTGAAAGGACGCTTCTGATGCCCTGGACCTGCCAGCATACTTGAAATAATCATACTTCTCTTTCGTGAAGTGTTGTTTAAATGCAAGATACTGACAGTAGGTCTCAAAGGGTGCCATGATTCAAATAATAAGTTTTGCCCGAGAAGTTTTCTTCAGGTAGTTCAACTCAACTGCATTGTACTTGAGTTTTTCTTTCAGTGGTTTTGAAATCAGTTTGGAAACTGTTTCAACCTCAATATTGTTTTCTTCACAATACTGACAAATCGCTTCGATGTAATTCATCTCAGGGTTTTGACTGACGATGGTTTCAATAGCATTAGAAAATTTGTCTTGACAAAGAAACTTGCTTTTGATTAGATCATTGAGTGCGTTTTTCTCCATAGTCGTTTAATTTGTGTTGTACGAAATCTTTAATGTAGCGGGTCAGAATTTTGATATACTTTGACTTGTCTCTTTCTTCATAGACCTTAACATCACCGTTTTCGCATGTCATAATAATGACCAACTTTTTAACGGGAATCTCAGTGATCTCATAGAACATACATGCGTATGCTACTGCTTGAACAAAGTAGTGATCGATCCACTCGCGTGGTTTGGGTTTTTCTGCAGTCTTAAAGTCGATGATTGCTAATTCACCATCATACTCTGCAATGCAGTCTACCGTACCAGCGATACCCAATTGCTTACTGAAGAGAGATTCTTCAATGGCATAGATGTTGTCAATCTTGTCAAGTTCTTTCTTGGCAACGTTAAACAACATAGTTGGGAGTGGATCTTGCTTAGGAAGTTCCTTATTGAGCATGTAATTTTCAATAAGGGTGTGGGTGTCAGTTCCCCTCCTAGTTGAACGTTTGGTGATTCGATTTGCTTCTTCATCACCGACCCTTTTTCTCCAGTTTTCAAAGATCTTCCTGTTAAACCAAGAAGTGACTGATGTGATAGAGACCATAGGTCTCCCTTCCACCATATAATAACGAGTTCCATCAATAGTCTCCCTCTTTAGTTTTGGGAGATCAATGTCAACATGATTAAAGGTCATAGTCCAAGGGCATACTTGTTGATAAGGTAACTCTTAAGCAAACCAGATCTAACAATGTCATCAGTTGTAAATTCAATACAATCAAATTCTGACATGTTTTGAATGATTTTCATGAAATCTAGGATTCCATTCTTCTCATAGGTTTTTACTAGATCAGTTTGTGTGGCGTCACCGCAGAACATGATCTTACAGTTTTCACCCACACGAGTAATTATACTATCAAGTTCATGAAAATTCAAGTTTTGAGATTCATCAACGATAATAATACAATCGTTTAGAGTGGTTCCGCGAATGAATGACGTGCTCCAGAATTTAATACTCTCCTGTTGCTTGAGGTTGCCATACAGCATCTCAAAGTCACTATCGCTTGCCAACTCAAACATATATTTTACCATATTCTTGTATGGAATTTGGTAAATGTCTGCTTTGTCTTCATGATCTCCAGGAAGGAAACCAATCTCTCTGGTAGAAACAAGAGATCTGACAATGATCACCTTTTCATATGGTGACATCTCGTTTAAGACTTCCTGTAGTGCTTGGTATAGAACACAGAAAGTCTTGCCAGTACCAGCAACACCAGAAACAAAGAGGTTCTTTTGCTCTTTATAAGATGCAAACAACTTCTCCTGATTAGGAGTAAGTGGCAGCACCTCTGTCATCATGGCACTGTTGATTGGTTTCTTCCTCTTCATCTGCTTAGCAGTCATGCCAACGCCGATGGGATCAGAACCTCTTCTTTTCTTAACCGTCATAGTGTTTTCACTCTAGATCCAGGTGCTTGTTGTGCTTTCTTAAGCACGTCGTTCCATCCAGGTCTGGACTTACGTAGTTTATCTTTCCACTCACCGACTTCACCAGATGAAGGACAAGTAGATGGGTCTGACCAATCACGTTGCCAATCGGGGTTGTCTTTACACCACTGAGACCAGTCGTGAACACTCATGCTCACTTCTTTTTGTTCACCAGTCTCCTTGTGAATTACAGGATAAGTTGCCATAATTACCATTGTGTATGTATTATTTATTAACCCATATAGAGGGTTTTCAAGGGGATTGGTGTCTTCTTCTGAGACAATGCATAGTGAAATAGTTTTGCTATCCCTAGTGCAGTGCCAGCGTCCGATGAATTCGGTTCTATGTAGAGATTAGATGGATCGTCGAACAAATCTAAGTATTCATAGTTGTTGACACAATTGAGAAAATACCCACCACTCAGAACAACTCTGGGAGAAATCTCCAAACACTTTTTGATGAGATGTCTGGTGTGCTTAGCAGTTTCTACTTGGAGTTTCTTGGCAAGATTTGCTCGATCCTCAAAGGTTGGATAATCTGCTTTGAGACGATCAATGATGACACTGTTTTTTGTCATCTGAACACCCTCAAAGTTCATGTACCAACTCTCATCATCTACTATTGTACCATAACTTGCCAATCCCATCAACTTTCCAGCATCAAATCCACCATTAAATCCTAGTTTGTCACCGAAGTTGTTGAACAAACTACCCGCAGTAATGTGTGAACTGAATAACTCACCATCAGCATTTTTGAATTCAAATGCTTCTTCGATCTGATAAAAGTTAAATCTGTGCTGCCACTCACCTTCAATCTTATGTGGATAAGAACAACGGTAAATAGATTCACCCTCGTTCACGCCATCACGGATCTTAGCACCACCACCATCAACAATCAGTGCTGCAGCATCTTTGAATCCAGAGTTGTAGAATGCACATGCTGCATGATATAGATGGTGTTGCGTAGGTGCATAATGATGGTTTGCTTGTTCACCAATCAAACCTAGACTAAAAAGTTGATCATGGATACTTTGAATCACATCCATCTCAAACGGTTCGCCAACGCCAGCAAAAACTACACGATCAATTCTTTTTGTAAATTGTGTGAGTGCAGTAATTGATTTGTAATAATGATCTGTTTCGTTGGGTCCCCAGTACTTTCTTTTGTTAAGTCTTTCTTCCTCAATATGGTATACAACATGCCCGTTCTTCAACAAGCACACTGAAGCGTGGTGAGAAATGTTGATACCTAGAATGTACATCAGTCTTTAAATCCAAGTTTTTCCCAGATGATTTTAAATGGGCAGACTCCAGTGATGGCGGCAGCAGTAAGTGCGATAGGTGGAATCCAAAGAATCCAAGAGATCACTGTCCAACCAGTCAGAGTATTTCCAATAGCAACTACAGCAGCGACCGAAAGAAAGGTCATGCGAGTTGAAGATACGTTTTGCTGAAGTTTACGAATAAGTTTTTTCACCAGTCCATTGCTCCTGAAATTACGGGGAATTGTTCTTTAAAAATTTGCTTACAAGATTCTGCAAGCATCATGTGTTCTTTTTGCGTACCATTAGCAGTACGCAGATCAATGTAATGCATCCAAGACCTCAGTGATCCCGACATATACATTCTGGTTGGTACACACAAAGGAAGAACATTTCTTGCACATTCCTTTGCCACACCCTCAGCAAGCATCTGTTCATACAGTGCTTGAGCAGAAGAAAATAGAGTTTGCATCTGCATCTCTAGTTTCTGTTGAACGAAAGGATCAAGATCATCAATAGAATTCTGACGGTTCTTTGTGTCTTGACGACGTAGATCGGGTAGAGGAATATCTTTAGACAAAAGAGTAGCGTCAGCGTATCTTTGAGAAAATTCCTGATATGTCATACTGCGATGACGCAGCACTTGAGCAGCGATTGCTCTAGTAGTATTCAACTCCAGAGTCATAAATGCTTGTTCAAAAATACTCCAGTGTTTATGTTTGATGCAATAACGCAGCAGACCCTCAAAAGATTCATTCTCTTGATTTGCTGGATTACTTACACGAGCACAATAAGCAATGTTTTTCTCTGCATCAGGAGTAACAGAGACAAGAGTTGCAGTATGAATCATGTGTTTTTGACAGTAATGAGTTCTTCTAATTCAGGAAGATAGAGGTATTCTATCTCACTTCGGCGCAGTGTGTCAAGTGCATCATCCATGGTATGAACCAGTGGTTCACCCGCCAGATTAAATGATGTATTGAACAGCATTGGGACTTCTGTCCTCTCAAAAAATTCTTTAATTAGATTATAGTAGTGTTTGTTCTGACTTTTGGTAACCGTTTGGATTCTGCATGTGTTATCAACATGTAGAACTCCAGGTATCTTTTCCCATCCTTCCTCAAAAGCGTCCATAGCGTACATCATAAAAGGACTTTCTTTTAGACCACGCATGTCAAACCATTTTGGTGCTTCTTCCAAAAGTACAGAAGCGGCGAACGGTCGAAAAGATTCTCTCCTCTTAACCCGATTGACAATATCTTTGGCGTTAGGATTCCTTGGATCAAATAGAATAGATCTATTCCCAAGTGCTCTGGGACCTGCTTCAGATCTTCCTTGGAAAAGAGCAACGATTTTTTGGTCAAGTAGTAAGTCAACTACTGTAGAGTAATTTGCTTTCATCCCAAATACAATGTTTCTAGTTTACGTGGTTGGAACTCATGAAGTGTTGAATAAAAAAGTTTTGCCGCACCAATAGCAGTTCCACCATCATGAGAAATTGGATCTACATAAAATTTTATCTCAGGAAATGTTTTGAGATACTCGTAGTTGTTGACGCAGTTAAGAAAGTATCCGCCACTAAGACATATATTATCACATCCAGTGTAAAAAATCAAATCTCTAATTGAATTGGTAGATACTGATAGACTATCTTCCTGTATTCTAGCGGCAAGATCGGCAGGTTCCACATCTAAATTTATATTATCCCAAGTAATGATCTCAGGATCGCTCTCTCCGCCCTCTGTGAAGAGTTGTGGGACGTTTCTAGCGTTTCCATAGGGTGCTAACCCCATAACCTTTCCAGCGTCCCCGTGGGCGCTAAAACCGCAGTATACGGCGACTAGATCAAATGCTCTTCCAATGCTGATTGACCCAGGATTGTTTTCATCATAAGTAATTTTCTTTACTGGGAAGAATTCATTCCCAGAAGCATGGTAGTGTGATTCAATTTCAACTCCCGTAGGAGTTTTTGATCCACTGCCATCCATGATTAAACATCCAGCATCTTCAAATCCAGAAGAGTAAAAAGCATTTGCTGCATGGCACTCATGATGACGACCCTCATAATTATAAATCTGAGTGTCCTTGTGCATAAGATGATGTTTCCTGAGAGAATATAAAACATATTCTATCGCTTCAGGAATTACATACTTTGCACTCACTAAGACAATATGGTCTAGTGGTGCAGTTAAATGCCGTCTTAAAGAATTGAATGCTGTAGCAGGAAAGTCATCTCTTTTAATTCTACTTGTTCTTTCCTCTTCCAAATATATTTCAATCTCAGCATCTTTCAAAAGACAAACAGATGCATCATGAGATAAATTGATACCTAAAGTATAAGTCATCAACCTTCAAATACTTCATCATATGTATCTGCATAGGTAGAGTATTCCAAAACCTCAGTGTATTCAGGGGGTGCAGGTTGATTCAATTCCAACTCTTCGTACAAAGAATCGATCAATAAAGAAAGGTTGCCAAGGATCAATTTAAGTCTTTCTTGCTTTTCGGTCATGGTTCGATAGCATTCCAATACATTCTACCATAAAAAAGGAGAGTGATCAACTCTCCTGTGGTTTATTATGTTAGAAGTCTTCTACAAACTCTCTTACACGTTACTTGATCCTCATCGCATTCAATCAAGCAATTGAAGTAATCATTTACCAGATCTAACTCTTCATTACATCTGTCTAAAGTTTTTTCAAAATGTTTCCATTCAACCAATTGATTGCGAGAAATTAAATTGTGCATTCTCTTTCCTCATTAGGGGGCATGATCAAATAAAAAAGAGATTTTCATTTCATTCAACCACCTCATAATTCTAACACTATGTATAAGCAAAGTGTTCATTTTATCACATTTTCGCAATAAAAATTTATGCCTACGTGTTTATACTTAGACACAAAAAAAGGAAGGGATTAACCCTTCCTATTGTAGATTGGTTGTGCTTTAAGCAACTGCTCAAAGTACTCGCGCAAATGCACCTTATAACAAGACCAATATGTTACCCCCCTATATTTAAGTTGATAACAACTAGGTGGTCTGCTATCGCTATCCATGTCGTCTGAATGGTAGCGATAATCCATCACTTGTTATAGGTATGACCGCGATAGCAGAAAGTACCATGGACTTCATCAACACCTTGCTTGCACTCAAACTTGACACCACGATAGGTGGTCATAGCGATTTGTGCGTCGTGCAGTGCTGCTTGCTTCTGGATTTGCTGCTTGATGAGATTGAGTGTGTTCATTGTAGTGCTCCTAAAGAAATGAGAATTAACCTTCTCTGCCGTGGCAGGATCCGTTTTCCCGTTCCTTCAGTCGTGTGCGTCCTATGCCTCTGTTAAAAAACACTTTGGATCAGTATGCTCCATCCAATGAAGGATGATATCAAACTTCTCGGCAGGAGTGAAAAGAGTTGTCTCTTCAATTCCTTGCTTCAACCATTTATAATCTTCACACCTAAGGTAGTCCTCAGATGGGACATGACTAAAAAGGATGAGTGCCAATGAAAGCATAGGATGAACGCTCCGTTCCGCGACTTACTTGCGTCCTATTCGCTATTCGCAAACAGCGAATGGATGAACGTACAGGTATTTTAACCCCTATATTCTATATAGTCAAGTACCTTTGTAAAATGCGATACAATTTTTAACTTTTCTTACCATTCCAAACCTTTGTTGGGACTCTCCCCTCTGCTTGGTTGATGGATTTAATAGATCCAGGACCCAGTGTGTCATAGTATGCATCAAAGATGTATACTCGTTTCTGTGCCATTACCAGGTCCATACATTCCTCACCCTCAAAATCATAAGTAATTACAAATGAATCTACAGGTAGAGTTTTATCATTATAGTCTGTCTCTGAACAATTTGGTTTAATTACAAAAACTCTATATTTTTTCTTCAGTTCGTCAATTTGTCCAGAAGTCCAATTCATTAATCTCTCCAGTGAATTTCTTCGTATGCTTCTTCAACAACCGCACGAGTAATTCTATACTTCTTCTGCAGTTGCTTGTCTTTAACCAGGCAAATAATTTCTGCTTCAGATTCGTGCAGTCCTTCAAGTAGTTGAATGAACATCATCTCCCTTTTCATGCCAGGAAGTTTGTCGTTACCGCCTTTCACATAATTATAGAGAGTTCTCCATTCATGTGCAAGGCGGGTATGTTCAGTGCCAGCGGGGGAATCATTTGGAGTATAAGGTACATCTCCTTCTGGAAGTGCAGAATGAATACCCTTATCAAAATTCCAAATCAGAATTGCTTTGATGTCGTCTCTTTTGTATTCTTTAAGCAGTTTCACTTTTTCTGCCTTAGTTTTGGCATTTGAAACTGCTTGAAACAACTCAGATACTAGTGGTGTAGTTGGTAGTTTAGCCATGAATACTAAAA